GGGAGGGAGGCTTTGAGTTACAGTAGCCCCGGAACTGGGTCAAAATCCAAACACAGTATGACCAATACCATGTCAGCCACTTATTTTGTAGAGGGTCGTGGACCAAACCCCTGCTGCTAGTGAACCTGCCCGTCTAGCCAATTGGGCTGCAACTATAGTTCCCCCCTCTAGGCAAACGCGTGCACTCGGTGTTTCGTACAGTTTCACGTGCACTACCCCCCCCGATCCGCAAACACTGAAGAGCAGTATGCGAGGAGAACAACCAGCCGAACACTTAAGTGTACTTAGCGCCGAGACCACACCCAAAGCGTAAGGAGCCCCCCCCCGAAGCGGAGGAAAACCAAGCTAAGGCAGCTACCGACGTCCTTTCCACACGTATGCGGGAACCGGCTACAATGAGCCAAGGAACCAATCACACCCACCCAAAAACGAACGACAAACAAAATTCACACCAGCTACAACATGCGCCAAGATTCATGGACACCCACCTCGTCAATCCAATGAGAAAAACGTTTAGCCTTGGAAACAAAAGGTACCAACTCCATGCCAGTGAATTCGAACCCCGCCTCGTATTCCAACTGCTGATCAATACCCAAACCAAACGCTTTCTCAAAAGAAATCCGGGCGTCCAAACAAACCTCAACACATGTGTCCAACTCAGCCAACCAGGCACCTTGTGCAAAATAATCTCGATAAAAGTCGGGTTTTATCTGCTTTCGAGTATCTAGTGCGACAATGGCTCTTTTGGCCCATTCTTGAAGAACGGGCACCCCTCTAGCTATGGACAGCTCGCAACGAGCAACGCCAGCCATCCACACCTTGGCAAACTTGGGCTCGTTTAGATGTATGTGAGACGAAAAGGCACCCGAAAGCACCCTATGCCACTCACGCACCATAGACCAACCAACTTTAGGACCAAGGTAAACAGGGGCGGAACCGCCGAAGCGGATTCCCTCAATGAAATTGACGGGTCGTTCAAGAACAACCTCATGGCCGGACGATTCAAGCACAAGGCGGGCAAAGTCTCGCTCGACAAGATGTAAATCACGCCTGGAAACAAACAACAGGGAATTGTCACCGTCAACCAAAACGTCGAAGTGCACACCAAGCTCTCGCAAGGCAGATACAACTTCGACGAGAAAAATTAACGAGTTACCCATTCCTGTGTTAAAATCTCCACTGGCGCGACCCCCATCCCTACTAAACTTTGCCCCGGCTACCTCACCCACTAGTCTTTCTTGACAACGAAGTAACCAACGTAACCTGGCGTCACCAGGAAAAGCACATCGGTAAACCCCGTGTTCGCGGGTGATCTGACTCGGTCCGACATGGGCTTCAAACGCAGCCCCGTCTATCTCCATGCACACACAATCCTCGACAGCTTCGAATTTTCGCACAATCAAATTAGCGCGCTGCCTGGGGTTGAGTCCTTTCGCAACGAGTCTGGACCCGTCTCCACAATTGAGAACCTTACCATTGAGCCGGCCCCAAAGCCAGTGCTCAAACGGCTTTAACCGAGAAGCGAGTTCCAAATTATACCTAGGTGATCTCGGGTAGATCAACCTAGGTTTTGCCATCTTAGATGGCACTCGATTCTTCTCGGTTTTTAAAAACGCGCGCAGAAAATGGTCATAAAACCCCGACAAACCATCATCTGCCAACGAACGCGCGGCCTCAACGTATCGACGGCGTAGAGCTCCTGAGTAGCTCATTGCTGTATCCAAATGGGACCAAGCTCCCTGGTCATACCGACGAGCAAACCTATCGAGAGACCGCCAGACCACGGCGGTTCGATCAGGTAGCTCCGTGAAAACTTCAGGAGGGAGAGGACCCATGCTGCGCAAAGCTAGCGCAGCAAGCTCGTTGTGAGGACAGGACCTGTGGCACACGGGCACGAAAGTGCCCGGCAAATTAGAACGCCACGCGGTCCGCATAAACCTACGACTCTCCGAACAGACAGCCCAGTTCACTTTCCTGGTACCCAGGGTACCGGTCTGCACTTGGGGAGGAGCCCCAAAACACAAACCTGGAACGTGCACCGGGCCGTCCTAACGAACCGGAGAGAGTGGAAACCCGTCTTCTTCCAACATCTCACGAGCGAGACGTTCAGGTGCTGTCTCTATAAGGGCAAGAGCCACATGATTAGGTACCAACAGGGGTACTAGAGACTGAGGAAGCTTAGCCTCACTGCACCACTCCACAGCTCTTGAACGTAACTGAGCTAGGAGGGAAGCGTCACGTTCCCTACCGAACGTGCCGCGACAGAGACGACCCAACAAATTGGGCACAATGACCTGACGGCCACGGCCCTCAATTTCGCACACGAGAAAAGGCTCGTGCCGGAATAGGTCGTCGCATGGCAGTACTCCTCCACCAAGGAGCTTCACTTCGCCATCCAAAATACCTAGAATGTTATTCACAACAAGAGGCCGAGCAGGAGAGGGGAGGTCTGGTGTCCACCGCCCTTTCACTAACTCGCCCACAATGCCTGGACGACCACCTAGATAATCTTGGAGCGCACCAGCCCACCTGGCGCGCCGCCGAAGCCTGGTAGGACTAAGCCCACCAGCTGTGACACTGGCATGTGCCACATTTGCAGCTTGCGAAAACGCGATGCCGCGCGTTTCCGCCAGACCAACCATGGGTATGGTGGCGTCTAAAATCGTCTCCGCACGCTGCACATGCGGAGGTGCCTTGGAACCTCTCAAAAACCACGCCACGCAGAGCTCTAGGAGCCACCCTAGGTGCGTGCGTCGTAGTACACAAAGCCAAAAGATCCGATGCACAAACACGACAGTCCAAATCCATGCCCTGCAAAACAGGCCGTAATTAAACAGCAATGCAGGCGCAATGAATCCGCAGAACAACCATGGCTGAAAGGCAACATAGTGAAACTGCAACTGTGAAACGAGGTGCGCACCGACCTGAACTGGTAAAAGGCTAAACCGACAATACCAGTAAAGAAAGCTCGCGATGAGAAGGTTTACGATCTCCAACAAGGCGTCTGTTGGAAATTCGAGAGGGGGAGAATCCTTTGCAACGAAAATGGTGAGGTCTGTGTTCATATTCGTTATAACCAGGCAAAGAATTTGTGGTCTATGGGACCATCAACCAGTGGCTGCATCACCCTGAGCGGGGCCCCCTTCGCGGAAGCGTACGGCTAGTTTTCCAACGTATACCCCTAGCGGTAAGTGAAGAAACAGATCACTACTGTGGCTTGATTCTTGTGCCGTGCCCCGACACAAGAGGTGATTAGTCCACCAACACCGGACGATTTCACAAGAAATAACCCGTAGAACACAAGAAACTTGTGGGGTGGTTCTCCACCAGCGAGGGCCGTTGCCGGGAAAAAGCATTATACAATATCCCTACGACGTGGTGCTGCATTTTAGGCACAACGGTCAACAAGCATCTTATCGGACTCGGCACGACTCGAG